CTAAGTCGTTAGCAGCTTGATTGCTAAACCCTTTCATACTTTCAAAAGCCCTAGCCGCGATAATCTCAAAGCGTCGAGCGTATTCGGGTGAAGTTAACACGCTATCAAGGTGCATAACCTCTGCTATATTCGGTGCTGCCGATTCTGCTGCTAGTTTTAACCGGGTAAATGCTTTAGTCGTACCCTCTTGCCATGCTTTGCCTAGGTATTGACTGAGAAACCACCCACGGCTAAACCCGTCCAACTCTAGCGCATGATAAAACAACGCTTGCAACTCATCGAATAAGCCTGCAATGCGCTGAGGGTTAACATCGTAATTATACCGCGTCTTGTTGACCGTTATCGATTCAACAGGGAAACTATCAAGGATAGCCAAGACAGGTTCTCGTAGTCGCTCCACGCGCTTGCTGATGTCAACTTTTGCGCGCAGACGATTACCCGCCTGTCCGGTTGGGTCTTTTTCTAGTCGGGTTGGTACAATGCGCTGCGTCAAAGCTCACCATCCCCACCATCTTCAACCACTTCTTCAAACTCCGGCTTTTTCTCATAACCTGCAATTTCAAGCGCCTGATTAGGGTTAAATACTTCTTGCCCAAACTTGGTATTAATCTCAGCCATTTTCAGCGCTAGATTAAGTTTAGCCTCGTCACCTGCTGCGGTTAAGTCGTCGAACTCAACTATCTTATCCGTGCCGTCGTAATCGGTGTACTCGGTTAACCATTCAAGCATTGAATACATTTGCATAGATAGGTAGTTTTCACGGCGTGATTGTGCAGTCTGTTTGTCGATACTTGTATCTTGCTCACCTGCTAGCACGCCAGTCTGAGCGCCCACCAAGCCCTTAGCAGACCATCCGCGTCCTGCTGCAACGTCTTCAAGCGCTATCTGGCTAGCCTTGTCGATTGCAGCAATAGAGCCGCTATCTCCGATACCCTTTAATTCCATGCCGCCTAAGTACGGTACAGCGTCAAAGCTATCTTGCATGTCTGTAATGGCCTGTGTCAGGTCGTCCATTTCTTCATCACTTGGCGCACTGCCCGAAGTATCAGCCGCAGCTTGTAACACTGCTCGCATTGCTGCCTTTTTCCAGAAGCCCTCTGCACCTGCACCGCGTACTTTTTCCCAATCCATTAGCGCGTTGTAGATAGGCTCTAGGCACGATTCACCGTAGATAGTGTTACCCACTGCGCCCTCATTCCATATCCACACGCGGCTATGATGAATAGTCATTTGCTCTGTGCCGTCGCGCTGACTTGATTGTCTTACACCGTTTTGCTGGTACGTGTAATGAAGCGGCATTCCATAGCGAGGTGATTGCGGGTCAAGGTCGAGATTACCCGGTATTAACTGTCCTTCCCATGCTGGCATCAAATCAATAATGTTATCCATGGCTGTGCGCTGCATAGGCTTGTCTAGTGTAAGGCCATCAGCAACACGCACGATAACACCAGCGTAATGCCCAACAGACTGCATGTCATCAACCTGTCGAAGCTTAGGCCACATTTTAAGGCGCTTGGCAAACTTCTTAAATTGCTTGTCGTCTTCCTCGTCGTTTAGCTTAACCATTGGAGGCGTTAACCAGCACATATCAATCGGGCGCTTAACCGCTGCACGAGCCAAACCGATACGGCGATACACTGAGTAATAAAACCAGAAATCCAGCGCTAACGGATAACCGTAATCGCTGTACGCCTTGCCATGCTTAGTGCCTGTGAAGTGACCTAGACCAGAATAAAACGGCAAGCGCTTCAATGCTGAATTAAGCTTTAATTGCCCCGTAGTGGGCTTAATGTGTGGTTTCATGCTATCGAATCCGGTTAATTTTTACCTAGTGTATCATTTATCTTCGCCGCCTGCCTACGCGGATTGTTGCTTGCGGTTTTGAATACTTCTCCATCGCATAACGCAATGAGTCGATAAAGTGGTTAAAGTCGTCAACAGGCTTGTTCAGTTGTTTACCTTCCTTGTCAACATCCCAGCAATAGTTATTAAACTCAGTCATAAACTCAACCAAGTGCGCGTTAACCACAATCTTAAACTCTAGTAGGAAATCAATTCCAGCGTTTATTGAGTCTTTACCCTTCTGGGCTGGCGAGCACTTAATGCCA